TATACAAAAGGTTTAGATTTATTAGGATTTAAATATCAAGAAGTAACAAGACCATTTCAAGGTGCATCTGGCGTGACTCACCCTTTGTTAGCTGAAGCAGCAACACAATTCCAGGCACAAGCGTTTAAAGAATTACTACCATCTGATGGTCCAGTCAGATGTCAAGTTGTAGGTAAAGAAACATCAGAAACAATACAGCAGGCAAACCGTGTTAAAGACTTTTTAAATTATCAGATTACCGATGTAATGGAAGAGTACACACCTGAGATGGATCAGATGTTATTTTTCTTACCATTAGCTGGATCTACATTTAAAAAAGTTTTTTATGATCCAACCATGCAAAGAACCAAAGCTAAATTTATACATGCAGAAGATTTGGTCGTGCCGTATAATTCTTCTGACCTGTATGAAGCTGAAAGAATATCAGAGATACAAAGAGTCTCTAAAAATTTATTTAAAAAAAGAGTTGCATCTGGATTTTACAGAGATGTTGAATTACCAGAACCATTTTTCAAAGAGGGACAAGCAACTAAAAAATACCAAGAGCTTGAAGGAGTAACTCCACAGAAATATCAAGAACTATATAACTTTGTAGAAATGCATGTTGATCTTGATTTACCAGGGTATGAAACAGATATAAAAGTTCCGTACATAGTTACTATCGATGAAGATAGCATGACTATACTTTCTATCTACAGAAACTATAAACCTGATGATCCATTAAGAAAAAGAATACCTTATTACGTTCATTACAAATTTTTACCGGGTCTTGGGTTTTATGGATTTGGTTTGATACACATGATTGGTGGATTATCTAAATCAGCAACTGGTGCGTTAAGACAGTTGATAGATGCAGGAACATTAGCAAATTTACCCGCAGGATTTAAATCGAGGGGGATGAGAGTAAGAGATGATGCAGAACCATTACAACCAGGAGAGTTTAGAGATGTAGATGCTCCTGGAGGTAACATAAGAGATCAATTTCAATTGTTACCTTTTAAAGAACCAAGTTCAACCTTATTCAATCTATTAGGTTTTTGTGTTGATGCAGGTAGAAGATTTGCTGCGATAGCTGATCTACAAGTAGGCGATGGTAATCAACAAGCTGCTGTTGGTACGACAGTTGCTTTACTAGAACGTGGCTCAAGAGTTATGTCAGCGATTCATAAACGAGCTTATTATTCTATGAAAGAAGAATTTAGAATAATGGCTAGAATCATTAGCGAATATCTACCACCAGAATATCCATATAATGTTGTTGGTGGAAGTAGAATGATCAAGCTAACTGACTTCGATGATAGAGTGGATATTATTCCTGTGGCAGATCCTAATATATTTTCAATGTCACAAAGAGTGACTTTAGCCCAAACAGAATTGCAACTAGCACAAGCTAACCCGCAAATTCATAATATGTATGAGGCATACAGAAGAATGTATGAAGCATTAGGTGTAAGAAATATTGATACGCTTTTACAAGCAGAACCTGAACCACCTCAACCCATAGATCCAGCCTTAGAAAACACAGCGGCTTTACAAATGCAATTACCAAAAGCTTTTGGAGAACAGAATCATGATGCTCACATGGCAGCTCACATGTCTTTTATTAGAACTAGAATGGTTCAGTCAAATCCTGCAGTATATGCTTTGTTGCAAGGACATATTTCAGAACACGTAAGTTTTAAAGCAAAGCAAGAAGTTTTAGCTGCTTTTATGCAACAACCCGAGTTAGTTCAATTACAACAAGTTAATCCTGAAGAATTTGTTAAACAATTTAATTCAGCAGTCGCTGAACAAATTGTTTTAATTACTAATCAATTAGTAGAACAAGAAACTCAATTCTTAGGTATGCAAAACCAAGATCCATTGGTAGCTTTGAAACAAAGAGAGTTAGATTTAAAAGCTCAAGATATTGCTAGAAAAGCTCAAGAGACAGCTGCTAGGCTAGATGTTGAAACTAATAAATTCGAAGCTCAGCAGGATATTGCAGAAGATAAATTATCTTTACAAGAAGAAGTACAACGTGGCAGATTAAAAATACAACAGGAGAAAGCGCGTGAAGAGAAGAGTTAGAAAATTACAGGGTGGCGGAATGGATGCTTCAAAAGCTGATTTTGGAGTTTCATCAGGACCTAAAGGACCTCCAGGCGGAGGTGATCCTAGAATGAAATATGATGCACCATCTTCGCAACCTAAAGGTACACCTAAGACAAGTGGTAGTGAGGATGTACCTTTCAAAGCACCGCTTCCAAATATTGGAGCTGTTACAGGTTTACTAAATTTAGGTGCTTATGCAAATTACAAAGGTAGACAAAAGTTTTCAAGAAAAGAAGGATTGTATCGAGATTATTACAAAAGCACCGGCAAAACATTACAACCAAATTCTCCTGAAGGTAAATCATACGTTAAAGAAGCGGGATATGGAAAAGCTCCAACAGTTACACCTGATAGAGATAGATCACCGACTGTATTACCACCCCCAACTGCAGTAGCAGCTAAACCTAATGTTACTCAACCTTACAAACCTTATTACATGGGTTTTGATTTTCAAAAACCTATTGATGAGAATAAAGAAAAAAGATTACCAACAGCAACATTTAAACGAGGAGGTTTGTCTGGTGGTAAAAGATTTGGACCTCCACCTAAAAAAGGACCTAATCCTCATGGTAAATGTCCTTTTCGAAAAGATGGTATACGTGGAGTAGGTGCTGTGGAGAGAGGTAGGGGCGTTAAATTTGTCGGGGTTAAATAAAATAGCTTATTTTGCCGGTATTTTAGACGGTGAAGGTAGTTTTTTCATGGAAAAAAACCGTGGAGAAATTTATTACCCAACAATTTCATGTGAAATGACAGATGAAGACGTAATTTTATCACTAAGAAAGTTTTTTAAGGTTGGTCATGTTACAAAAATTAATCCAAGAAAGAAACATTGGAAAATTTCTTACCGTTGGAGAGTAAGAAATCAACCTGCAGTCGACATATTGAAAGAAATCTTAAAATACCTTAGTATAAGACGCAAAGCAAAAGCAAAATTTTTAATACAGGAGCATAAAAATGTGGTTAAGCGCAATTAAATTAGCAGTTTCTGCTGGAAGTAAAATTTACGCCAACAAACAACGTACAAAAATGGCAATGTCTGATGCACAATTGATGCATGCAGAAAAAATGGCCCGAGGCGAGGAGCAATACCAGGGAAAATTGCTTGAAGCTCGACAATCGGACTGGAAAGACGAGGCAGTACTTATAATTTTGAGCCTGCCCGTGTTGGTGCTCGCTTGGGCAGTCATATCGGACGATCCAAGTGCAATGGACAAGGTA